CGATCAGCTCGTTTAATATGCGTAGCGCCGGCTCGTAGAAGGACTGCATCTGCTGGAGCTGCTTATATTCGGGCAGTGCATCAAAGTGATGGTTCATGGAGCCTCCGTAACAAATAATGCTACCGGTTCAGCCAAGCGGCGCTTGGGCTTACAACCTGATGACCTAGAACTAAATCTAAAAATAATGACTGGTGAGTTATTTTGTTTGAGATCAACAGGTTTGTGATTATCTGGCTGTTCTGTTAAATTGATTTTGTTCATTTGGCTTCTCTAACTCATTTGAATAGGAAAAGCCTGACCTCAACCGTCAGGCTTTTTCTTTTTGTAGACTGGCGGTGTATTTCTGCATCTGCTTGTAGGCAGCCTGATCTGCCGCAGTCGCAAATTCGATAATTCTTAAAAAGATGCTGTGGATCTCTTCATACTCTGCCGGCGTGATCACGCCATCTTCATAAGCTTCATACACTTTCTGGTTGGCCTGCCCGTTACAGATGTTGTGCTGCATCATGGCTTCAATAACAGATAGCTCGTGATGCTTGTCTCCATCGCAGCCTGTCGGAATTAATGCGTAACCCAGCCGGTGTGCCCAGCTCTGCAATACCACCGGATTTTGGGTAAACAGCAGCATGCCTTCGAACTTTTTAAGGCTTGGCAGATAGTCCATGTTCGGGTTGGCATAGTTCAAAACGGTCTTGTGTGAGTCACCAATGATTTCTGCAATTTGTTTCGGGTCAATGCCTGCTGTCTGATGGATCATTTTGTAGAGCGCAGCTTGAGCACTTTTACTGAATTGGGTTTCCATATGTGAAGCCTTGTTTTTATTCACGTTTACTTTAAGAGTTTATGGGGCAAGAATGATTAGACGATTAAAGCTCGGAGATCAGCTTTTAATTTGCCTTTACTCTGAACTTGAATAACTGCCTGTGTAGATATTGGGATACCATGAGTACGCCACTTACTTATAGCACCTCTTGTTTTCTTTAAGATTCGTGCTAACTCAGCATCAGTTTGGGCTTCATAGTGATGTTTTAGATCATCTACAGTCATAAAGTTTACCTCAATAAACATATTGTTTCTTTAAGTAAACCATAAGTTTCTTTTTAGGTCAAATCACTTGTTTACAATCGGAAACATAAAACTAAGGATTAAGTAATGAGTAATGTTTCAGAAAGAATCTTATTAAGGATGAAGCAGCTCAATCTTCAACAAGTGGATCTGATTGCTGCTACTGAATCTAGCAAAGGTACTGTTTCTAAGTGGATTTCTGGTGTAAATATGCCTAGTGGAAAGAGTATTATTCCTCTTGCAAAAGCACTCAAAACTACACCTGAATGGATTCTGACTGGTGAAGGTCCTCCACTCCTGAAAGATCAAACTTTACAAGAGGTTTCGACATGGGATGAGTCCACTCCTATTAATAAAGATGAAATAGAAATTCCTTTTTTCCAGAATTTTAGTTTTGACTGTGGTTCCGGTTCTGTTGGGGAAGCATTAAAAGCCCAGTCACAGGTATTACGAATTTCTAAAGCTACGCTGCGTGATTTGGGAATTGAAAAAGAGAATGCGGTGGCTACTGGTGCAAGTGGCGACTCCATGAAACCGACTATTAAAGATGGTGATACGATTTATCTGGACTTGGGGCGTAAAACAATTAAAGACGGCAAGATCTTTGCGATCTGTCATGGTGGACTGTTTGTGGCCAAGCGGCTTTATAATCTGCCGATGGGTGGAGTCAGAATTGTTTCGGATAATACTGCGGAGTACCCAGAGGTTTTATTAAATGCTGAGGAAAGAAAAGAACAAGAATTTGAAATTGTGGGGTGGGTATGGCGAATAACTTCAACTGATAATTGGTAAGATAAATACAGATGATTTTATACTAGAGTGTGATTTAGATAATTACTAACTTTAGTTAGAAAGATTATTTAATTATATAAAGATATTTAGTTTAGAGGATTTAAATACTATGGATTTTTTCGAAATTTTAACGCATCTTTTCAGCCTTTTGATAGGAGGAGCTGTAGGAAGTTTATTAACATTTAAAATTATTAAAAAACATAATCAGCAAAATAATAATACTGTACTAAATGGCAGTATTGTTAATGGTAATTATAATAATGGAAATAATAATACAAATACACATAATAATGAGTAATTAACAAAATGCCGGTTTTGAGTAATAATAGTCAATCAAATAATGAACTAAATTCTGGGAATATTGTTAATGGAAATCTAACTAATACTGGTCATATTCATAATATTAGTACCCAGAACCATTATATATGCTCTAGTAGAAATATTAGTAATATTGAAAGATGCTATAATGATTTAAAAGAAAAAATTAAAAATTCTCAAGATGTTTCAGAATATATAGATCAAATTAATCACTATCTTTACAGATATACTAATATAACAAAAGAAGATCTACGTACTCTGGAGCAAAAACTAATTGATTCAGGTAGAGAGGATTATATTGATGAAGCATTATTTTATAAAGAATCAGCATCAAAATTCATTATTAAATTTCAACAAAATTTAAGTATACAATATATAATCTCCAGTATATTAGCATTAATAAAAAAAGATTTTATGCATTTTATAACCCCATTAATTAATAATAATGCTAGTATTTATGAAGTAAATAATGCTATTGATATTCATATAATAAAGCCAATTGAAGATATTTTATCTAATACAGATCTGTCTCTACACTTCAATCAGGTTACTAATTTGTTATATTTTTTAGCTGGAAACTGTCATATTTGTTGGGATAAGAAATGCTAGTTTATAATCCGGGATATGATATATACCACTGTATATATAGAATATATAATATATTATATAAAGTTAATCCTAATGATTCAATTGAGTTAGAAAGAGTTTTTATTATTGACTTTTATCTAGTATTTCCTTCAGCCCTTTCAACTATTGATTTTCCAAAAGGTTTTAAAAAAATCAAAAATGTGATTTTAAATAATAACTACTCCTATAGAGAAATATCAAATAAATATGTAACTTTTCAAATAATGCAACCTTTGCAGATGCAAGCATTAGATTTTTTAAAATCACAAGGCTATATAGAAATTAACAATTTAAATGAAATAACGAAAACTTCTATTTTTAAGAATTTAAAAATTAATTTAAATCTTAATTTTTCTAATGATTTAAATAATACTGAAAATCAACTTCTAATAAATTTCTTTTATAAAACTTCTCTTAATGGTGCGAATAGCTTGAAAAAACGCACAAAATTACTTGAATATAGGTATGACTAAGCATGAAAAAAGCTGCATTAATTATCGAACGTTTAATTGTCCATAATTTTATGGAAGAGGTAGCATGTGATTTAAAATTTAAAAAAGGTTTAAATATTATTAGTGGTGAAAATAGTTCTGGTAAATCTACAATCTTAGATTTTATTGCTTATACCCTCGGTGCAGAAAATATTAAGTTTAAAAAAGCTGCAAAGCAATGTACAAATTCATTTATTCAAGTTAATATTTTTAATCAAAAAATAACTTTAATGAGAAAAGTCAATGAAAAAAGTCAATCAGGTCTTTCAGTTTTTTTTGGATCTTATGATGAAAGTATAAAGATGCCTAATAAGGGTTGGATGAATTTTCCCTATAAAAATTCACAAGAAAAATTTAGTTTCTCAAAATTAATTTTTGAATATTTAAATTACCCTATGCCATTAGCAGAAGATTCATTAATAACTATGAATCAAATATTACGTGTTGTATACGCTGATCAAATGTATACTCATCCTATATTTAGATTTGAAAAATGGGATAGTTCAGAAAAAAGAGCTGCTATTAGAGATTTTATATTTGGCATTTTTGAAGATGAACTTTATGATTTACAGATTACTTTAAAAAATCTCAAAAAAGAACTCGAAACTAAGAATATTGAATATAAATCAATTAAGGGTTTAGTTGAACGTACACATGGCCAGCTAAGTATTGATGAAATACAAGATAAAATATTAACTAAAACAAAAGTTAAAGCTAGATTGATTAATGAGATTGAACATTATGAAAATATATTTAATCAACATAAAATAGATATACCATCTCAGATAACTCAACAAGAACTTTTAAAAATAGAACTTGAAAGCTTAAATACTGAAATTATTGAAATAGAAAATCAATCAAGAAGTTTACAATATGATATTGTAGATTCTGAAAATTTTATTAAAGAACTTAATCAACGAAATACTGATATTCAAAATGCTAAGAATACACAACAGCAAATTCAAAATTTTAAGTTTAAATTTTGCCCAAGTTGCTATAATCCTATTGATAGCATAAAAGCTGAGGGTAGTTGTTGCCATCTTTGTACCAGTCCTCTTTCAACTTCTTTGGAGGATGGTGTTGAATCAATTTCAGCTCTTTTGAAAATGCAAACAGAGATCATGTTTCAAAAAGATGAATCGGAACGTTTATTATCAAGACGAAGAAGAATGTTATTTGAAATAAACTCTTCGTTAAATGAAAAAAAATCTAAATTGCTTGATCTACAAGCTGAATTTAACTCAATAGCATCTAAATGGCACAGTGAATTTGAACTCGGACTAATCAACTTACATCGACAAGCTACTGAAATTAATGCAGAATTAATTAAATTTGAAAATTTATATAATCTTTTTAAAGAAATTGAATTTGTTGGAAATCAAAAAAACAGTTTAATTCACGAAAGAAATCAG